CCTACTAAACCAATGATGATACTCAAAGCCTTATGATCCTTAATAAAATCTTTGATTGTTTTTGATTTATAGTCATGATACAATTTGTTCATTGTTGCATTCATTTTATGATAGTTAAACATGGGATTTGTATTTCCAATATTTGACTTCACATATTCATGAATTTGTGCAACACATTCAGATGGTAATAAATGTAATCCAGATGCCAAATGACCCCTTTCAACAAACATATTGTATTGTTCATAGCTAAAAGAATGTGTTCTATTTTGCCACGAATAACTAATTTGCATTTCATTCGGATGGTGTTGAACATTTAGACCGAGATCTTGTAGAATCCCAATGTAAAGTCTCCTATCATGTAAAATGATTTCTCTTTGTACATCAACTATGTATAATTTACATGACACACCCGGCATAACGTCATTTAAAATTGTGGCAATATTTAGAGCGTTAGCTACTAAATCGTCGTCATTGTTAATATTTCCTGGCATCAAGTCCGATGCATCATTAAAGCTCTGCACTGCTTTTGAAAATAATGATGGTGTAAATTTAATACTAACACCATTATTTTTAGAGCAACATGATGCAACAATTCTAGATTTGGATGAAAATACTTTCTTTAATGATTGTATATCATCACATAAAACTGTGGCATCATATTCCATTGCTGTGCTAAATGTTTCGTTAACCTGAATAACCTCATTACGATCGATTACATTGGCCTGGAAAGTCCTATAGATGTAACTTAATACCTCTTGTTCGGTCATCTCTTGATTATTTAAAATATAATGACCTCGTTGGTTAAGTTCGATAGTAACAGCTTCACTGCCCATTAAAACTTTGTCATTATATTCAGTGATTATATTACCGAACAATCCCAAACGTCTAGCTATACCTGATGATGCACCATAAGTATTGACCATCCATTCAAAATTGTCTGATTTAAACCACCAATTCTTAATTCGTTGTTTATTATTAATATTCTTGTTAATAATATGGTTTGTCGCGATGATATATTGATTGTCTTCGTGTCCATGATTTATCCACTTTAAGAATGTTTCATATGTTTCCTTGTTGGGTGTTAAGCAATCATCAATGATGTATACTCCACGTTTCTTTGGTGTTTCTACAAAATTTTCCACATTAAATACTTTCCAACCAATGTATGATTGAGTGATTTTATGTGCAATTTTGTTGGCTAAGCGTGTCTTGCCAGTTTTAAGCGGTCCTTGAATACGAACAACTTTAAAAACTTGTCCTCCATTGTTTGCTTGATTTTTAACATTGATTTTCTCAAGGAAGCTTGTTCTTGCCATGAGTTGTTCTTTTTCACTTTCCAATGCAGATGTAAGCGAGTGTTGTTTGATGAAATTCAACTCCCGTTTTGCTATTTGGAACATGATCATCCCTAATACTTCATCAATGGTTATTTCTTGATATCTGATGTTTGTCGATGTTAATTCGCGTGTATTCACCACGAATCGGAAGCGCAAATGTGAAAAATCAGGTTTGCGATGTGAGTTTATTCCTTGTCGTCCTTTTACCAATGGGTCAATGACTTCAAATCTTAAAATACGGTCCCATGTTGCTTGTGCAGCTGCTATGTCTAACACTGAAACAATGCTTGGACATATATTGTTTGATGTCAAGAAAACGCATTTCAATGCACTTGGTTGATTTTTCCCTTCAAGATGAGCAGCTTCTAAATTGAAGTGATCTCCTGATAAGATTTGATTCAATTGTGGTAAATTCGGATCTTCTTTTCT